AGTGTTGGATGTAGTATATCTGTTATCAGATATTTCAACGATGATGAAATCTTCATCACGCTTCCAGTTTAGGATTTCGAATAGTTTTCTCATTGATGTAGTTTAATAGTTTAAGTTTAGTTTTTTTTATACCACCAAGTTTGTCTATTTGATACTGTTGGACAAAAAGTTGAACATTGATTTTTTTTAGTTCTGGAGCGATTGGCTTTCGCCCTCGGTTTTCTTGTTTTACCATTTGATAAAGTTTTCGATGAATAATGCTATCAAGAAAATGATAGTGATTGTGATTGTGTCTTTTGTTGATTGTTTCATGTTTTGTAGTTTTATAGAGCAAATCTATACTAATAATTTTAATTACCAAATATTTTTATAATTATTTTAAAATATTTTTATTCACATAAAAAAACCCAGTGTAGAAACACCAGGTTAAAAACTACTGTAATAAATCCGATTCTATCTCAAAGTTATGATATACAAGCGAGAAAACGCTTACCATATAATCCAATTAATTCTGCTCTATCTGTGCCATTTATTATCTTTCTAGCACTTACCCAATCCTCACGCTGATCATTGAAATAACGCTCTAAATTAACGCCTGTAAACAGTCCTTGCGTCATACCCTTAACAAGTATCTGTATTGATATGTCCATTCTTAGTGCTAGCTCTGGTTCATTTAATAAATCAAGCTTCAATAGCTTGCCAAACTTCTCATAATTATCATACCAGGTGAGCTGGACCAATCCACGACCAAAATAAATTTTATCAGGTAAAGTGTAAGGCTTTAGATTGACTTTTATCTTTCTGCCATAAGGCTTACGGATCCCATGCCCCACTTCTTCTACTGGTTCAAATGTGTGACCAGTCTCATGATATGCAGTCGCTAAAATATAAGCTATCCATCTTTTATCAGTAATAAATTTATTACTCTCACAATAGTCAATAATAGCCAACATTCCACGCAACTGATAGGGATTAACCTTATTATAAAGGTTATAAGTTTTCAGTCTGTTCTGGAATGCTATCTCGTTCATCGTTTATTGAATGCAAATAAGATATTACCAATAAATGAAACAGCTAAAAGTATCAATATCCACTTAATCCAATTGGCTTGCTTCTCATTTTTACCAACTAATATTTGTTGACCTTCTACACTTTTCTTAAGGAGTATCTCGCAACTGCTATCTCTGACTGTTTTAGTGATTATTTTGGTTGTGGAAGGAATAGCCACGAACTTATCTTTATACATGATATAAGTCTTAGGCCTTGATGGCTTAGTCAAGTAAATAGTATCAATCACTTGAGGTTGTTCCGCCTGATCTGGACATTTAATCTCGATGAAATCATATTCAGTTTTGACAACACTGTCAACACCAGTTTCCTTGCATGGAAACTTGTCACGCGCAAAGGATGCCACTGTCTCAGGATAATTCTCATAAGCTTTATTGATGTCTTTTTTAGCTTTGTTGGAAGAGTAGCAACCGCTAATCATCAGCATTATCATCAAAAGTTTCTTCATAGATTTCATTAATATAGTGCGATAAAATTCTGAGTGATTGTCTTCTTATTTTCTTTATCCGGTTCTCATCTATTTTAGTCATAATAGCAGTGTCCATATCAGCTATAACATTAATAGCATTAACTGCAGAAGTTATGTAATCATGAGAGGATGATAAAAGTATCTCACCATCATACTCCATTTCTTCTTCTGGAGGAGTGACCGTATCTGGTATTATGACTTTTTCACTCATATCTTAAAGTTACGAAATTTAATCAATGAAGCTTGCCGTTCACTATTTGATAATTCTTCACAGTATAGTCACCATTAGACTCTACAATGATATGAGCAAATCCATGCTGAGCATTGCTAACCATTGGTGAGTAATTAGGCTTAAGCTCACAAAGGCAACCTGTACTCCAACAGCTAATTATCTTGCCATCTAAGTCAACTTCAGGATGATGTGACGCTCTGTGTAGATGACCAACTATTAGGCTCTGTTTTGCCCTTAAAAATGCTCCTCTTGAAGGATTGACTGGTGTAAATACTCCTTTAAAGATATGATGACCATGAGTGATGGATAGCTTGCCAGCTTTTACTAAAGTTTTATCATCTAAGATTTTAACCTTAACTGAATTAAGCTGCAAACGCTCCTCTAATTGGAAGTACTCATCATCCCATATCTCTCTAACCTTCATAAGCAAAAACTTTTCCCATCTTATACAATGGTTACCTTTTAGCCAGTATATGGATGCATCAGGGAACGCAGCACGAAGAGAGACTAAGAATTGCTTTGTAGCGTCAAACTCTTGCTTAACGCTGCGCTTCTTTGGATCAGTCTCAAACCTGCTGACCTGGTGGTTATCGATTAGGTCACCATTTATAAAGATGGTATTGACATCATTAGCCTTGCCATAGTCTAAAGCAATGGTTACGGCTTGAATGTTATGATAAGGGATATGTAAATCAGAGATAAGCAAGATGTTATTACAAGCTTTCGGTAAAACAAAAGCCTCACGCTTTTCTTCGTGAGACTCTGGCAGGTTATATGGATTCAGCGGCTTAGGATCAGTCTTAAACTCTTTTGCAAAAATCCTATTTTTTTTGCCAGCATTACCAGTGCAATATCTTACAATATCTCTTGCATCCTCAACGTTTTTAAATGTAAGTTTATTTTCGTTGTAGATAATGCGAGCTAGTTTTAAATTAGGGTAGTCAGGGTACTTTTTAATGTACTCCCGACAGATATTTGTTTTTATCATTTTTTAGGATGGATCCTTTGTAAGGAATTGGTCATTAGAATTGGTAAGTAAATTCTTAGTGATATAAGCAAGAGCAGCAGATAAAGCTGCAATTGATATCGACTTCCAATCAAATGCCAGTACACCTGTTTGCACAGTTGTATAAACCGCAGTAATAACAGCAGTAAGAACCGCAATGACTAATCCTTTCACAAAATCCGATTTGTTCAAAGTAAATAATGAAGACTTCATATTATTTGATTTTTTTGGTTGCGTAATAATAGTATCTCACTGCAAAGATACCAGATAGGATAGCCACAATGGAACCTACTAAAGTTGCATATGGCTGGATATCAGAGGCAACCATGCAAAATGTAGCAGAAAAGATACTGATAAGCGTACTTGAGAAGCCCAAATAAGGATGGTTATCAGGATTATTTTCCATGCTATTAAAGTTAGTTAAATTTTGCATAATAACCAATAATATCCAACTATCATGCCGAATAAATTACATACTGAATGTAAGCAGGAATTTCGCAGTCAACAACTTCAAATACTTCAGGCTTTTCCACTACTGATGGATGCTCCTCAAGTGGATCAGTCCAATCTTCAGTCTTTACAACTGTATAGGTATTAGTACCTACACTATTAATTTGTCTGATGTGTTTCATATTATTGCGCTCTATAAGTTATGTCAATTTGATATCTTCTGTAGTTAGCACCTGCTGCTGTTATTAATAATTCGTTGCCATTATTAGCTGCATTTCTTCTCATGTAAGCATTGGTTGTTGTTGTAAGGGAAGTATTACTCAAACCTAAGCCACCAATGCCTTGATACAAAACAGCTAACGCTCCACTTGTAAACATACTAATATCTGGAGCTGGACAATCAGCAGGAATAGTTAAAGAAACAGAAGTAGCAGCAACACCAGCATTTGTATAATATCCAAATAATTGCAAACGCACCATTTTACCTGTCTGTTGCCATTGATAAGCATTAATTGTCTGTGTTGTTGGTGCAGTTCCAGTCCATGTTATTGTACCTGCATAAGTTCCAGCGGTATCTCTAAAAGTTTGAGCCGTTGCATTACCTGTAGCGTTTGTATTGTTAGCTAACATTGTATAAGATGATATACTTTTGCGTTGGAATACTGATGTATCTGCCCAAGTTGGAGTACCTGTACCTGCTGATACTAACATTTGTCCTGCCGTACCTGCGGCAGTAGTTCCCAATGCAGTCGTAGTAGAACCAAATGCTACACCACCTTGTGTGAATAAAGATGATTGACCAGTTCCCCCACGATTATATGCAACTGTTGCTCCATTCCAAGTAGCATTTGTTATAGAGCCTGTCCAATCAAGTGTATTAGTTGACCAAGATACATTTGATGGTGTTTGAAAATGAGCATCCCAAGTTCCAGCAGCATTTGTATTATTAATTAATTCTAAAGTTAAATATGCACCACTTGGAACAGATTTTACCAATGTAGTAGAGTTATTATTAACTGATATGTTTCCACTTGATTGATTATTATTAAAAGAAAATATAGTACCATTTGATAAGGTTGTAGCATTAGGCAATTGAAATGTTTGACCGCCAGAGCCGCTTACCAAATGAACAGGAGTTGAATCCACAGTCAAAGTAACAGTAGTACCTGCGGCTACCATTGAAGTAAATCCATTGAAGTAAGCATTAGCAGTTACATTTTTTGTTCCCATATCAAGATTAGATGTTGCTCCTGTATATGGAACATAAGAACCGCCACCGCCACTAGGATAAGGTGCTTTCTTTAAAGTATCATTTACAAAAATTGCAATTGAATCTGATGTTGATGTTGATGTCTTAAGATTATTAAAGATTATATCTCCACTTGTAGATTGGAAAGCAATATGTTTAGTATTAGTTAGGGAAGTCAATGTTGGATTATAATAGATACCTCTTATTATTGTTCCACTATGTAGTGCATTAGAAATATTTATTTTAGGATTTATTAATAATGTACTGCCATCATAATTACTGCTATTAGGACTTTCCCAACCAAGATTAATATTCATAATTGATGAATTAGCTTGATAAAAAGCCCTAGTTTGATTAAAGCCATCTCTTCTAACAAATGCCCATTTATGTTGTGCATTACCTTGTTCATCTTCTTTAAAATATGTATAAGCTCCGTTAATTTGTCTTCTCCATATGCCCAAAGAAACAGGTAAAGATGTAGCCGTTGAATTAATATCAAATTGGGTACTTCCTGCTGTACCTGTATAAAAGTTGCTAACCCCTAATGATGAATCTGATATGTTCCAAATCATATTTGCTGAGCTTGTTAAAGTTCTATTAGCTGACCAATATGGCACTCTTGTAGCAATTCCAGATCCATTTATCCATTTGTTTGTAGTATCCACTATTCTTAAATATTTACTACTTAAAGTTGCACTATCAACTAATAATGTTCCAGTATTTGTAATAGGTCCACCACTTAAACCATAACCTGTAGCTACATTTGTAACTGTTCCAGTACCGCCACCACCACCACCATTTCTTAAATCTCTTAAAGTTGCTAAAGTATCATTTGTTGTAAAATATTGAAAAGGCATATGAACATCATAAGGATTAGCTGGATTAATATTATTAAAGTTTAAAGTTGCACCATATCCATTATTTTCCATAATTTTTAATCCAGTAACATCTAATTTTATACTATCAGTAACACCACCAATACCATTTACCATTGATAAACCATCATCTCTTAATACAACATTATTAGGTTCTGCATTACCAAAATTTCCATATTTTAATTCTGAATGAGCTGAACCAACATATAAATCACTCTGATAATCTATTCCTGGTAAAGACTGTGGATATGATAGATTAAAAATATGGAGCTTACTTTGTGTATCATAGCTATCATAAAAAAGTTTGAAAGTATCTTCTGCACCAAATAATGTATAAGTATTACCAGCAGTTATTACATCTTGCAATGGAGGGATAGTACCACTTCCACCACCACGCCAAGCATTAGCAGTATCAGCATTGAAATAAATGATATTACTATCATTACTTACTTTTCTCATTATTGGAGATTGTGTATAGACAATATCTTTAGCAAATGATATAACACTTGATGTCGTTCCCTTCCATACTCTAATAGCAGTATCATTAATCTTTGTAACTGCATTAACGAATTTATTTGCAGTATCAATTGGTTTGCCAAGTATTTTTAAATCTGTTGATGTAGTGCCTTTAAATACTCTTACAGTTGAATCATTAATGCTTGTAACTGCATTAACCCATTTGTTTGTTGTATCAGCAATGTTAAGCTTTAAGGCTAAATTACTCTTAGTAGCCACTAGATTAGAAGTATCAGCACGCCTTAAGTATTTACTTGACAATGTCGCTGAGTCCACTATTATAGTACCAGTTGAGGTTATTGGACCACCACTTAAGCCATAACCGGTAGCTACGTTTGTAACTGTACCAGTACTACCACTTGAACCACGAGGCAAAGTTATATCTGTTGCAGTTGCACCTTTAAACACAGTGATAGTGGAGTCATTTTTCTTAGTTACTGCATTTACCCATTTATTTGATGTGTCTGCAATATTTAGCTTAAGATTGATACGATTACTGAGGCTCAAAGTGTCAACCTTGCGTAGGTATTTACTAAGCATAGTTGCTGTATCTGCTATATTTAATTTTAACGCTAAATTGCTTTTAGTAGCAACCAAGTTAGATGTATCAGCACGTCTTAAGTACTTTGTAGATAATACTGATGAATCAACTATAATGGTGCCTGTAGTATTTATAGGTCCGCCACTTAAAGCGTAACCTGTTGATACATTATAAACAGTTCCAGTACCACCGCCACCACCTGAACCACGAGGCAGCTCAATTGTAGTTGATGTAGATCCCTTCCATACTCTTATCGTTGAGTCATTAACTTTAGTAACATTATTAACCCATTTGTTTGTTGTATCTGTGATGTTTAACTTTTGATTAATGGCATTGTAGATGTTTGTTCTTGATGTATCTGAACGATATTTTGTATAAAATATTGTTGAATCTGATTTGCTAAGCTTAGTATTTATAGCATTATAAATGTTTGTTCTTGATGTATCTGAACGATACTTTGTATAATATATTGTAGAATCCGCTTTGCCTAGCTTTTGGTCTATACGGTTACTAAGTGATGTAGTGTCAACTTGTTTGCCTAGTATTTTTAAATCAGTGATAGTATTACCCTTGAACACTCTTATAGTGGTATCATTTACTCTCGTTACATTAGCTACCCATTTATTGGCTGTGTCTTGCTTTCTCAAGTAAGCCAGTAACATTGCTGCTGTGTCGGTATACTTGACACGCTGGTCAATTCTCAAACTCAAGCTTGTCGTGTCAGTACCTGCTCCAATTATCTCACCCCACCCAACTGCATTTGTCCACATGTAAATCTTGTAGTTACAAGTGTCCATTGCAATTGCGCCATTTTTAGCCGTAGAATTGCGTAGGGTAGGAATGCCACAGAAAGATGGGATATGTAGCGTAGAATCGCATAGGATTCGCTTAAACTGATATCCTGCTGCAGTCATTGGTGTATACTGAGCAAACGAAATGCTAACGATAAACATTAGCATTAAAAGTGTGATTATTTTTTTCATATTATATTTCTCCATAAGTAATATCGACTGGACCGTCTATTATAAAATCTGCTGTAAAAGTTGTCATATTATCAAAACTTGCAGTTTCGGTAATTGCTGATAAATATGCCTTGCATTCTTTCTGTAAGAATAAGACACCAGTATCATCAACCTCATAAAACTTTAAGTAAAAGTGATTGCCACCGGTTATATCAATTAACAAATCATAAAGCTTACCCATGTTCCAGGTTGTATCAGTGTCCTTGCCAAGCAGAACCAAACCCTCTACATTTGCCGTCATTGACATAACAGATGGAAAGTAAGACTTAAAATATCCTGCCCCATAGCTTGTAGTCTCAATGAACTCTCTATTTATAGTAAAAGTAATTGACCTAGCACAGGCAATAGGATAGTAATCTAATGCTCCAGCTGTTTTAATTGTAAGCACAACATCTATGCCTCTTACCTTATTTGCCATGATTAATTATTTTCATAAAGATAATTAAAATTATAGGTTATACTTGGCAAGAATTCATTCAAGTATTGATATCTCTGATCACCAAAAATACCTGCTGGATTCCTTATAAATTCCCATAGTGTAACCTCAGCCATATTTGCATGATAATTGATAGTTATTTTACCTGGTACAAATCTGAATTGGTTGTCTTCAGTTTTCAAATTGAACACTGAGAACGGCGTAAGCATCTTATCATCTTTATTTACATAAAGTAAATTGCCTTCAAACTTATATCTAGGGATGTAACTTGTAAATAAAGCTTCTTGCGTAGTGCCTTGTCCAAGTCTCGGATATTCATCCCCAAGACCACCAGGATAATGCCAAATAACTGTCAAATCTCTTAATAATGAAGTATATGATGATAAATATAAAGCTCCATTTATTGATGTTCTTGGACAATCATCAATAAATATCTCTTTATCATTATTTTTCTTAACATTTAAATATTGCTCTGAATTATGTATGTGTCCAATTATTTTACCTGAATCATTGATAAAATAAGTTATTATAAAACTTAAATCTTTGAATAATGTTTCATCAGATGAAGGAGTAGCACCATTCGGAGTAGCCTCAGCTAAATATATATTTACGATGCCATTTATTGGAGCTGGATTAGATAAAATATTCACACTTTGCCAATCAAATGTATCACCGCCATTTGGAATATTATTTACAAATCCTAATGTAGTAGCCCATGATCCATTATTCTGCACATAATATGTTGTAGTTCCATCCGTAATTGATACTGCAAATACATTATTAATTGGTCCTGCTTGATGCACATTAGTACGATAACTAAAATTAAACTCTATTATATCTCCTTTAGATAATGCTATATCACAGCTTTTGGCTGATTGTGGCGCACTACCTGTGCTATTAACGATTACAACATTTCTATCTAACTCTTGACCAAATGTTCTAGATCCACTATCGTTGTCAAATGTTATTCTGATAAATCTATCTGGTATAGGTGAGAATGGTCCATCAAACCAACTGCTTAAACCATACTCCTTAATTAAAAAAGTACCTGATATGTATTCCTGAATGACATTGCCTAAATCTTGCAGATTAGCATTGCAAAGTAAAGATTCAGGCTGCTGATAATTAAAAGTTTCTCTAACAAACAAATCAGGTCTTACTATTGACTTCATTGTGCCTGTCTCCATATCCTTACCACCCAAGAAATCAAACGCAACTATATTTTGAGTAATAGTTGAGACATTCATATCAGCATTGTAAGCATTGCCTTGATATGTTGCTCCTGCAAATGTTGTATAACGGTATAATTCATCCCATCTTACAAAGTACCACTGCCCATGAGCTTGAAAGAAACAAGCATTAAACCTAAGACAAATTAACTCTAAAATATCATAACAATTCATCCACTCACCATTCTTCAAAAAGCTATTGACATCAACATATGTATCTCTTAACAAATCATCAGTAGTTCCGCCAACAGGTACAAGCTTAGTCATTACATTCAATGGCAATCTATGGCCAGTTGAATAGATAAGCATTATAAAAATACTTCTGAAAGATTGATAACCGGTTGTGCCTAGACCAAAATAAGTATAGTCAATATCATCAGTAACAGTAAAACCGGGTGGTACAGGTTCTGCTGTGTATACAAAATACAAATTAAATATTGTATTAAATCCTCTACCAATAACTGTATAAGTTCCAGCTAATCCTCCCGAAAAAATTGTAAAATTATCTCCAATATTTAAAATGCCCCATCTACTATCTGCAGAATAAATTTCATGTGGATTGCCTACAAGAGATTGAACTGTTATTGATGTAAATGTATCAAAATTGGGAAGTATTTCAGATGCTTGCAATAATGAAACACCTTTCATTATTCCTAAATTATCAGAGAATGTTAAACTAAAAGTATGAGTGTAATCAATGCAAATATCTGAGCAATCATCTTGTAAAAGATACCCTACAAATAAAGTCTCATTAGTGTCTGTTCTTTTTAATACCACCTTCCAGGTATCATCTTCATTGGAATAAAAGTCTAAAAAATTGACAGCATTATAAAAGGGATCTCCTGTAATAACTTTTATCTTTAAAGTGCAACCTCTTATTGGAGTCTTAGGATCATCATCCTGCCACTCTTGAATAACTTCAGGATCAAGCTTTATAGATGTTGATGTTCCGCCTGTATAATCTTTTAATAATAAATCTATCCTATAATTACAAGCAGGATTTGAAGTAAAAAACTCAGTATTATATTTTGAATTCCAAACTGACATTAAGTTGTTCGTTTATAAGTTTGACCGTATTTTCTATTCGAGAAGAATATATCTTGACCTCTAAGCATTCCAAACACCTCTATTGCTCCGCCAACTCCGCCCATCATCTGCGAGGTCTGTGCTGCAGGTATTACCTGAGAACCACGAGGTAGATTAATCATCTCTGGTCCTCTCTCACCCACCAAAGCCATACCACCTGGAGCGTATCTT